ATGTTTTCTAAAAGATTACTATACGCAAAAATAATTTGGTTAGCTCAAAAGTTTAAAGATTATGCGACATTGTTCTATCCTTTACAATTTGATTTTAGAGGTAGGGCTTATTGTGTCCCTGCCTTTTTAAACTATCAAAGTATTGGTGGAGCTAAGGCTATGCTAGTATTTTCTAATGGAAAAGAAATTACTCCTGAGAATAGAGGAGAGTTTTGGTTAGCCGTACACGGAGCTAATATGTATGGAGAAGATAAAGGCTCTTTAGAAGATAGAGTTAAGTGGGTTAATGATAATGAAGAGTGGATAGTTAGATGTGCTCAAGACCCTTTTAGAAATAGAGAATGGGAAGACGCTTCTAATGGTTTTCAATTCTTAGCTTGGTGTGAAGAGTGGAGACGTTATCAAAGTAGAGCCATAGGAGAAAAGTTTATATCTCATTTACCTGTCAATGTTGATGGGAGCTGTAATGGTCTTCAATTATATTCTTTAATGTTAAGAGATAGCACTGCGGGTAAGTTAGTTAATTTACTTCCAACAGAAAAACCTCAAGACATTTATCAATTAGTTGCTGACGCTGTTAATGTGAAGTTAAAAGCACACGCTTCAGAAGAGAAACCTTATGCTCAGCAGTGGTTAGATTATGGAGTTAAGCGTTCCACTACTAAAAGAAGTATTATGACAATTTGTTATGGCTCAACAAGATATTCTTGTACTGACTTTGTTATAGAAGACTTAACTAAAAGACAAGACAAAGGTGAATACCACCCGTTTGTTGCTGATTTATTTAGACCCGCTTCTTATTTGGCTAGTGTCATTTGGGATAGCATTGGGGATAATTTAACATCAGCAAGAGTAGGTATGAAATTTCTTCAGGAAATTGCTAAGATTGTTTCAAAAGAACAATTACCTATTCACTGGGTTACACCAGTAGGATTTCCAGTTTATCAATCCTATCCTGAAATGAAGTCTAAAAGAGTTAAAGCTATGCTTATGGGACAAGTTATAAAACCTCGTATCAATGCTGAGACTGATAGGACAGATAAATTGCGTATGTCAAATGGGGTCGCACCCAATCTTGTTCACTCAGTAGATTCTGCGGGAATGATTAAGACTGTTAATGTTGCATATAAAAATGGAATTAGAAATTTTTGTAATGTGCACGATAGTTTTGGTACTACTGCGGGTGATGTAGAAATGCTTAATAAAAGTTTAAGAGAAGCCTTTATTGATATGTTTTCTAATCACGACATACTAAATGAGTTCAGGGAAGATGTGTTAAAACAACTACCTGATAACGTAAAATCTAAATTACCTGAAATCCCCTCAAAAGGTGATTTGGATATTAATAAATTGAGGGAAAGTAAGTTCTTTTTTGCGTAAAAGCATTAAAGTGCCCGTACTTAGAACATATAAAAAAAGGAGACAAAAAAGAAATGGCAAAGAATAGTTATGTCAAGGTTGTATCACCAGTTGGAGTTTCGCAATATGCGTGGCTGACAACACCCGATACTCGTTTTGATGAGACTGGTCATTATAAAACCAATCTTATTTTAAACAGCAAAGATTCTCAAGTATTGAAAACTCAAATCAGTGCTGAGATTAAAAAAAGTCTTACTCTTGCTAAAGAGAAGGCTAAAGGAAAAGCTATTAAACAAGCACCTAGTCCTTTTGAAGATGAATTAATTGATGGTAAGCCATCAGGAAATGTTATTTTTAAATTTAAGACTAAGGCAAAAATAATAACTAAAGATGGTAAAGTAATACCTAATAGAGTTGCATTATTTGATAGCACAGGAAAACCTATGATTGACGCTAATGTTTGGTCAGGCAGTGAAATGAAAGTATCAGCAGAATTGATACCTTATTACACAGCTATGGCAGGAGCAGGTGTGTCAATGAGACTAAGAGCCGTTCAAGTAACTAAGTTAGTTGAAGGTGGCTCTAGTAATGCTAAAGGTTATGGCTTTGATAAAGTTAAAGATGGCTATGAACAACCTGAAGCAGTAGTAGCACAGGAAGAAAATGTATCGCAGGAAACTCAGGCTGACTTCTAAGGAAGTTGGATTAAGATACGGCTTTCGTTCAGGACTAGAAGAGTCCATAGCGAAAGAATTAAAAGACAATCGTGTAGCGTATGAATTTGAAAAGACTAAGTTGAAATATACTAAGCCTCAAAAAGTTCATACCTATACGCCTGATTTTCATTTAACAAAGAAAAAGATTTTTATAGAAACTAAAGGATTATTTACTACTCAAGATAGACAGAAAATGAAATTGATTAGGGAACAATATCCTAATTTAGATATTAGATTTATATTTTCTAATGCGAAAGCTAGAATAAGTAAAAAATCTAAAACAACTTATGGAATGTGGTGTGAAAGATATGGATATGAATATGCTAGTAAACACGTTCCGAAAGAATGGTTATGAGTAATATAAGAAAAGAAACTAAATATATTGTCATACACTCATCGGAAACTAATCCGACACAAAATTTTGACGCAAAAGACATTGACCTACAGCACAGAAAAGAAGGTTTGTTCTCTTGTGCATTTCACAAAGTAATAACTAGAAAAGGTGAAGTGCAAGATGGAAGAGATATACAAATTGCAGGTGCTCACGTTGATACTAATGTTAAATTGTCAAATAAAAATTCTATTGGCATTTGTCTAATCGGTGGACAGTCAGTAGATGGTAAGCCTGATTGTAATTTTACTTTTAAACAATATGAAGCTCTTTTAGAGTTAATTCGTGATTTAAAAAAAGATTATAAAGAGGTTACAATAGTTGGTCATAGAGATATGACTGACTCCTTATCTCCGCATTTTAACGTAAGTGAATTGCTGAGGTAGTTTGTTTGTACCCCTTGAGAGAGTAAATAATACTCAACGGAAAATCTTAAATGATTGGAATTGTGAGGCTAAAGCTCTCAAGGGGAAAATATTTAACAGGAAAATTTTTATGGAAAAACAGGAAAGTAACTTTTTATATCATACGCCGTGCAATAATTGTGGTTCGTCAGACGCTAGTTCCGTCTATGATGATGGACACTCTTATTGTTTTTCGTGCAACACAACAACTAGGGGAAATGATTTGGAACAACCAACAAAAGAAAAAACAAATAAAGAATTTATAAGTGGAGAACTTTCTGCTTTAACAAAAAGAAAAATAGATTTAGACACAGTAAGAAAATTTAATTATCAACAAGGTGCGTGGTTTGGAAGACCAGTTCAGATAGCAAATTATTATGATAAAGATAAAAAATTAGTAGCACAAAAATTAAGAAACCCTGATAAGACCTTTCAATGGCTAGGGGACGCAAGACAATCAGGTTTATTTGGTCAGCACCTTTGGAGAGACAAAGGCAAAATGATTATTGTAACTGAGGGAGAAATAGATTGCCTTAGTGTTAGTAAAATTAATTCAAATAAATTTCCAGTAGTAAGTGTAAAGAGTGGAGCACAAGGAGCTAAAAAAGATATTCAAAGAGAGTTAGAATTTTTAGAAGGTTTTGAATCTGTAGTTTTAATGTTTGACCAAGATGAACAAGGCAAACAAGGAGCTATAGAATGTGCAAAATTATTCTCACCTAACAAAGCTAAGATATGTAGTTTACCTTTAAAGGACGCTAATGAAATGTTATTAGCTAATAAGACTAGAGAATTAGTAGATTGTATTTGGTCTAGTAAAGCATACAGACCTGATGGAATAGTTTTAGGTGCAGATTTATGGAATGAAATTAAAAAAGAAGATACTTATGTAAGTGTTGATTACCCATTTGAATGTTTAAATGCAAAAACACACGGGTTAAGAAAAGGTGAACTGGTTACAATTACCGCAGGTACAGGCGTAGGTAAGAGTTCATTTTGTAGACACGTTGCATTACATCTATTAAAAAAAGAATTTAGTGTAGGTTATATAGCTTTAGAAGAGAGCGTTAAGCGTAGTGCTCTAGGAATTATGGGGGTTGCTCTTAAAAAACCTTTACATCTAACTAGAGAAGGAACAAATGAAAGCGAACTTAAAAATGTTTTTAAGACAACGATTGGTAACGGGAAATTTTATCTCTACAATCATTTTGGTAGCACTCTTGCTGATAATTTATTATCTAAAATAAGATACTTAGCAAAAGCGTGTAATGTAGATTTTGTAATTCTTGACCATTTACATATGGCATTGTCAGCATTAGGTGATGCACATACAAGTGACGAAAGAAAGTTAATTGATTATACTGTTCAAAAATTAAGAACGCTAGTAGAAGAAACTGGTATTGGTTTAATATTAGTCTCACATCTTAGACGTTCAGAAGGAGACAAAGGTTTTGAAGATGGTAAGAGTGTTGGTTTAAATGCGTTACGAGGTAGTCAAAGTATTGCACAACTATCCGATATAATTATTTCAATGAATAGAAATTTACAAGCCAAAAATAATCTTGCTCAAGTAAATATTTTAAAGAATAGATTTACAGGGGAAACTGGTCACGCTTGTAATCTTTATTATAATTTAGAGACTGGTTGTTTAAGTGAAGTAAAAGGAGATATATCTGATGAGTTTTAATCCTATTTTTAAAAAGACTGAAGCGATGGAGTGGACTGCTTATGTTTTAGAAGCTGTAGGTAAAGCAAAAAAATATCAGAAAAAAGTTTTTTTAGATGTTGCTAAAGAAAACACTGCATATATGATGGAAGATGCTCTTTTAAATATGGCGATGAGTGGAGAATCTGCGGCTTGGCGAGTTGAGGTTAGATTACATACATTACAATGAGAAATTTTCCTGAAGATAAAATGTTGATGATGATGTTTATTTTTATTACACTTTATTTACTTATGGATATTATATTTTAAATGAAAAAAGATAAAAAAGATAAAAAAGAAAAAGATAGCAAAGTTACAATAGAAGGCGTATTAGCTTGTGTTACAGTTATGCTGTGGTTGATATTCTTTCCTTTGATAATGTTGTATGATACATTTTTTGGTGGTTGGAAAAAATAATGATGAAAAAGAAAATAAGTGAACCCCTTATTGTTGGTAACAAAAGATATTATAAATATAAAATTATATGGGAAGATATTGTTGGTGATTCAACTCTCGCTACTTCAAGTGAGTTTAGAAAATTAACTTGTGCTAACATACATACAGAGTGTTGGTTATTTGATAAAACAGATAACTATGTTTATTCTTTTGCAAGTTATTATATAGACAAAGACGACATAGAATTTGGGGATAGAAATATTTATCCTCGTAGTGTAATAAAGAAAATGATAAGGATATAATATGAAATATTGTTTTGATGTAGAGACAGATGGTTTTTTAAACCAATGCACTAAAATACATTGTATAGTCTTAAAAAATATTGATACTAATGAAATACTAAAATTAGATAATGAAAATGCAATAAAAGAATTAGAAAAAGCAGACCTAATTGTTGGACATAATATTATTAAGTTTGATATACCCGTCCTAAAAAAGTTTCACGACTTTAAACCTAAAGGAAAGGTTTTTGATACAATAGTAGCTACTCGTTTACTTTACCCTGATGTAAAGGAACGAGATTTCCAAAGAAAAGGCTTCCCTACTAATTGTATAGGACGACATAGCTTGAAAGCGTGGGGATATAGGGTGGGCGAGTACAAGGAAGCATTTGATACTGACTGGAAGGAATACAGTCCTGAGATGTTGGATTATTGTGTCCAAGATGTTGAGGTGACTGATACTTTATATAAAGCAATAGAACGTAAAGGTTATTCTTGTCANGCGATGGAGTTGGAACACGAAGTAGCAACTTTAATATTTAAACAGGAGCGTTATGGTTTTATGTTTAATAAAGAGGAAGCAGTTAAATTATATTCTAAATTAAATGCTAGACGTTTAGAACTAGAAGATGATTTACAAAAATTGTTTCCCCCTAAATTAGAACGCACACCATTTATGCCTAAAGTTAATAACAAAGCTAGAGGATATATTAAAGGTAAAATTTTTTATAAAGAAAAGACAATTACTTTTAATCCTAGCTCAAGACATCACATAGCGGCAAGACTGATTGAACGACACAAATGGAAACCTCAAGAATATACAAATGATGGTAAACCTAAACTAGATGAAACTGTTTTAGCAAGTCTTCCATATCCTGAAGCAAAAGTTTTATGTGAACATTTTTTATTAGATAAAAGAATAGGACAGTTAGCAACTGGAGCTCAAGCGTGGTTAAAGAATGAATCTAATGGTAGAATACACGGAACTTGTAATACTAATTCTACAGTAACAGCTCGTGCAAGTCATTCACACCCAAACTTAGGACAAGTACCTAGTGTTGGTGTTCCTTATGGAAAAGAATGTAGAAGTTTATTTACTGTACCTGAAAGAAAAAAATTAGTTGGTATAGATATATCAGGATTAGAAGTTAGATTGTTAGCACACTTTATGTCTAAGTTTGATGAAGGTGAATATGCTAAAGTAGTTTTAAATGGTGATATACATACTGAAACAAAAGAATTAGCAGGTTTAGATTCAAGAGACCTAGCAAAA